ATTATATATAAATGGGTAAGTTCTGTCCGTTTACACTTACCGTTAAATGACCGTTTTATAGGAGGCTTCATGGGACGAAAGCCTGGCAAACAAGACATTCCCAAGGAGGCCGCTAAGAAGCAGGTTCTGGAACTCTTGACCCAGGGTAGCACTATCACCGACGCCATGAAGGCTGTAGGTCGTAACGATGTTACCTTCCGCCAGTGGTCGATGTCTGACCCTGAGTTCAAGGCTGAGGCCGACAAATCAAGACTTGCTGGTAAAGGTGTTAAGGCTGACCTTGCCAATCTAAAGGATATCTCGTTTGAGGACTTCTCCGAGCAATTCCTAGACACCAAGTTGTTCGACCACCACAAAGATTGGGTAGACCTGATTGAGGGGCGGGAACCTCGCTGGCTTCATCCATCTATGACTTATGAGCCTGCGGCCAGCAACCGAGTTCTTATTAACGTTCCACCTGAGCACGCCAAGTCTACGGTCATCACAATCAACTATGTGACCTACCGCATAGCCACTGACCCTAACGTCAGAATCATTGTAGTCTCTAAGACTCAAGGTATGGCCAGAAAATTTTTAAGCGCAATCAAGACCCGTATGTCCCACCCAAACTGGACCAAGTTACAGATGTCCTTCGGACCAAACGGCGGATACAAGGCTGACTCACCTACCTGGTCAGCAGATATGATTTACCTAGGCACTGGACGCGACTCTGGCGAAAAGGACCCTACGGTTCAAGCATTAGGATTCGGGTCTCAGATTTACGGTGCTCGCGCCGACCTGATTATCCTAGACGATGTGGTGATGAACTCAAACTCTCATGAGTGGGAAAAGCAAATTGAATGGCTTCAGAAAGAAGTCATCACCCGTCTGGGACGGCACGGAAAACTACTTATTGTAGGAACCCGTGTCGCCCCAATAGATTTATATAAAATGATACGAGATGGCGACCAATGGACAGGTGGCAAATCTCCATTCACTTACTTCTCCCAACCAGCGGTTCTGGAGTTTGATGAAAACCCAGCCAACTGGAGAACACTATGGCCTTGGACGGATAGGGCTGAGGGAGAACAAGATGAAGCAAACGAACAAGGATTATACCCAAAGTGGGATGGACCCTCGCTCTTTACTAGAAGGTCTGAGGTTGCTCCGTCAGTCTGGGCTATGGTATACCAACAGGAAGATGTTGTCGAAGACGCAATCTTCCCACCAACAGTTGTCGCGGGATGCGTCAATGGAATGCGAAAACGCGGACCACTCAAGGCTGGAACGCCAGGCCATCCAAAGCATGTTGAAGGCACTTACACAGTTATAGGTTTTGACCCTGCTGTATCAGGCAGGTCTGCTTTCGTAGCGGTTACATTTAACCGTAGTGACGGCAAAGTTTATGTTTTAGATTGCGTAAACATGGTTGACCCTACTCCACAAAAAGAGCGTGCTCTTATTGAAGAGTGGGTAGAAAGATACTCACCTCAAGAGTTTCGAGTTGAAATCAACGCCCATCAAAAGGCGTATCAGATGGACACTGACTTAGTTCAGTATTTAGCCCAGTATGGTTGTAAGTTAAATCCACACTTTACTGGAAAGAATAAATGGGACACATCATTTGGTGTGGCTTCCATGTCCGCCTTATTTGGCGGTCTGAGGGACGGCAGATTTCAAGATAACAACCTGATAGAACTTCCATCCAATGAAGGTTCTGAAGGGTTAAAGTCTCTGGTGCAACAGTTAATTACTTGGAAGCCAGATACCAAAAACCCTACTGACTGTGTGATGGCTCTATGGTTTGCTATCATTCGAGTACGTGAACTAATGCAACAGACATCCTTTGCTACTAAGTATGCCAACAACAGGTGGGCAACTAGACGTCAAAAGGAAATGCGACACTCAATCAATTTAGATGATGCCTTTGCAGAGCAATGGGCTGAAACTTACGGATAAGGAAACTAATGGCTCTTACCATTGAACAAATTGCAGCACGGGTTGATTCCCTTAAATACCGTGCATCAGAGCGTGATGCTCGTGCAGGCGATGTGCTATCTGTGCGCCAGGGTAAGATTGCAGAAGTCTATCCAGATTTCTTCCCTGAAGGCGTAGACGCAAATGTTGTAGCAAACTTTATTGACATCGTAGCCCGTGACCTTTCTGAGGTTATGGCACCACTTCCTGCAGTTAACTGCTCTAGCGCATCTCAAGTAAATGACCGTGCTCGTAAGTTTGCTGATAACAGAACACGCATTGCCTCAAATTATTTTAATCACTCTGACCTCCAAGTATCTATGTATACTGGAGCAGACTACTATGTAACATATGGTTTCGTCCCATTCGTAATTGAATTGGATGACGAAGCAAAGATGCCTCGTATACGCGTAGAAAACCCTCGGATGGCTTATCCTGAGTTTGACCGCTACGGACGATGCATTTCTTTTGCAAAGGTATATTCATTAACTCTTGGAGAGTTGGTCGCTCAATTCCCTGAATACGAAGTAGCACTACTTGGTCGTTCAGGTTTCAAACAAGACACCAACACTCTAATAGATATTATTCGTTATTACGATAAAGACCAATCTGTGGTCTATGTACCTAGCCGCGAGAATTTAGTTTTATCCCGTGCAAAAAATCCAATAGGTAAGATGATGGTGGTCATCGCCAAGCGTCCTACTATTGATGGTGAAATGCGAGGACAGTTTGATGATGTTATTGGTATTCAGTTGCTTCGCAATCGTTTCGCTATGCTTGCTATGGAGGCTGCAGAGAAATCTGTTCAATCTCCTATCGTCGTTCCAATGGATGTCCAGGAACTACAACTTGGCGGAGACTCAGTTATCCGAACCAACACACCTGCAGGAGTTAGACGAGTTGAACTTACAATTCCACAAGGTGCGTTCACGGAGCAAACGTTGCTCAATCAAGAACTCAGAATTGGTGCTCGTTACCCAGAAGGCAGAACAGGCAACGTCAATGCGTCTATTGTTACAGGCCAAGGCGTCCAGGCTCTCATGGGAGCATTTGATACTCAAGTCAAGTCAGCCCAAGCAATATTTGCATCAGCACTTAGAGATGTAATTGGACTTTGCTTTGAGGTTGATGAGTCAATCTTTGATGTTCAAAAAACAATTCGTGGCGTAGATGCTGGTTCACCTTACGCATTAGAGTATAAGCCAAGCAAAGACATCAAGGGAGATTACTCCGCAGATGTCCGCTATGGTATGCTTGCTGGTTTAAATCCAGCACAAGGATTAATATTTATGTTACAGGCTCTTGGAGGCAAGTTAATCTCCAAGGATATGGCGATGAGAGAGTTACCATTCAATGTTAATGTTAGCCAAGAGCAAGAGAAGATTGAAGTTGAAGATATGCGTAATGCTCTTATCTCTTCACTTCAAGCATACACCCAAGCCATTCCGCAAATGGCCACGCAAGGACAAGACCCTTCTGAAGTTGTTACAAAGATTGCTAGTGTTATTAAGTCACGACAAAAGGGACAGAGCATCGAAGACGCAATAGAACAAACTTTTGCGCCTAAAGAACAAGTTCCTCCTGCTGGTGCTCCAATGGTTGAGCAACCGTCCCCTGCTCCCGCTGCGCCAGTAGGAGGTCAATCTCCAATGGAAGCACAGCCACAAGGAGTGCCTGATGTGCAAAGTTTACTATCTAGCCTAACTTCAGGCGGAGCAGCAAACGCAAGCGTAAGAACAATTCGTAGACGATAGCAGTGGGAGGGGACTATGACAACACTTGCTGCTATACAAGGCGATGGATGGTGTGTAATCGGAAGCGATTCACGTTCATCTGATGAATCAGGCCGTCCAATTGAAATGGCAACACACAAAGTTATTGAAAATAATGGAGTGCTAATTGCAGGCTCTGGTTCTGGAAGAGGTTCAAACTTATTACAGTTTGGATGGAAACCACCAAAGCCTAAACTAAGTGAAGACTTAGATGAGTTTATGACTAAAAGATTTATACCATCTATGAGAAAATTATTCATAGATGCAGGTTACGATATGAAAGAAGATGGGGACCATGCTTCTCACGATTCGCAATTTATTATTGGCATTCGCGGTATACTGTATCCTATTTTTGAGGATTACAGTTGGGACCGCGATGTTCGCGGTATTTATTATTCTGGTTCTGGTAGCGATATTGCCCTTGGTGCTATGGAGGCTCTTGGAATACGCAACGCTAGGTATGCTGATAAAGCAGAAAAAATTGTTAGAAAGTCAATCGAAATAGCAACTAAGTGGGACATTTATTCAAGTGGTCCCATCATAACTAAAATACAATATTCTAAGTAGGAGGAACAATGGCTGAGAATCGTGGAGGGTTTCGCCCAACAGCACCACAGAACAATCCCGCTAACGTTTCCGCAACTGGTGGTAATGGACAGTCTGGCACACAAGGTGCTAAATACTATTCAGGTTTACCTTATGGACAAGGACAGGCTACAATGGCTCAACAGCAATCAGCGCCTATGGCTGCAGGTAGACCAGCACCAATGATGAATCCTATTGAATCTTTTCCTACACCAATGCCATTATCTGAGCCATCAACAATGCCAGATGTTCCAGTTACAGATGGTGCTGCATTAGGCGCAGGAGCAGGCACAGAGGCTTTGAATTTGCCAAGGCAGCAAGACACTGATGTTGAAAGACAAAGACTATTATCATATCTACCAGCACTGGAGGCAGCCGCACAAAGCCCAAATTCATCACAAGCATTCCGTAATTATGTGAGAATTCTAAGGGCTAATCTTCTATGAGCGATAGAGAGTCAGCGCAAAAAGCGTATCAAGATATGCAGAAGTCAAAGAATCCTTCTGCCTTTGATACTATGGGTGCATTTAATAATTATTATGCTGCTGGGAATACTAACGTATCCAGTTCAGTAGCATTAGATATGGGTAAATATGTCCCGCCTAAAAACAGGGCTGATGCTGTAGCGCAATTTAATAATCAAGCAAAACCTAAAGTTGATGATGGAAAAGGTTTCTGGGGAAGAGCCTTTGAAGGTATAGAAAAAGCCTACAACTTTACAACACAAGCAGTTTCATTTGGACTTACTCTTCCAGAAAAAGGAAATCCAATCTGGCAAGATGACTTTTCATTAGATAAAGTTAAATCTGCCTGGGACCAATCAAGAGATATATCTGCTGGTCGCTCTATTATGCGCACACTTATTGGAAGACCATTAGACGATGTTGAAGATGTCTTTAGTGGTATAGCAAAGACTATAAGTTTTGGAAAACTATCTGGGGCTGATAAGTTTCTACAAGACCATGTGCTATTTGCTGCCAATGACTTTGATATCTTTAACAAGAAGCAAGCAGAAAAAGCATTTCGTGAACAGAACATTGGACGTTACACATCATTTGGGACAGATGTTGTAGCCCGATTTGTTCTTGACCCAACTATTGTAGTTGGTAAGGCAGTAAAGGTATATAAGGGCATTAGTTATGGCGTTAAAGGTCTTAATGATTTAAATGCTATCCTTGCTGGACAAAAGACTGGGTTTAAAGCAAATAAGGTTAAAGCAACATTCAATGACTTTATTTTAAGAACAGATGGAATGGATGCTGCTGATTTATTCAGAGTAAAGGCTATCCGTGAGTCTGCTAATCCTGCAGCGTTTGCAGATATCCTAGCAGATGCAAACAAGATTGATGATATTACCCTTCGCCACACAGCCAAGGCTGATATTATTAAGATGGCTATGGGCGATGCTGATGCCGCAACAAGATTGATGGCGCAAAATCGAAACATTGCTACTAAGATTGCTAACCTACAAGATGAAATTACTGACGCAAAGTATCTTGGTGCAGGTATGGACAAAGCATCAGGACAACTTACATTTGATTTAGTCAATAAAGGTCCAGACCTTGAGAAGGCTATCTGGTGCTGCAGGTGCTCCAGTCCGTGTTCTTACTGGATTTTTCTATAAGCGTCCTAAAGGATGGATTGATTTTACTGATAATCAATCAGTTCAGACTGTAGATAACCTACTAAGCCGTGTGCGTGGTGTAGCAGACAAGCAAGAGAAGGCTTATCTAACAGAGATTAACGCACTTAAGAATAGACTTAACACTAAAACTCTTCTACCAGAAGAAGTTAAGTCACTTAAGAGTAAAATTAGCGGACTAGAAGACGACCTTAAGAAGGCTTCATTTACAGTTGAGCGTAAGAATGCTTTGTTTAATGAGTATGTTGCTGCAACAAACGCAGCAGAACGTGCCAATGCTTTCCAGAAGATTGAACAAGACCTATTCAATACAGTTGCTAAACAATTTGGATTTGATGAAGGCGATATTCGCCAGGCCTGGTCATTGTTCTCAGGTGGTCGTGCTAGAGCACACAACATTATTCGTGAAAGAGCGTATACTGGCGCTACAAAAACTCTGCCAGATGGACGAGTTGTACCAGTGGGTTCTAAGACAACACCTATTCTTGGTTCAGAAGACTTAAAGTATATTATTCCATTGCCATTAAATGAGACTCAACTAGTAAAGCAGTTGCCAGTTCTAGATATTGACACAATGTATAATGCTTTAAATCGTTTAACCAGAGCACGCCGTTCAGATGCTGCTGGTGTATACTACAAAGGTAAGGCTGGAGCAACAGACCTTATTGATGGCTTAGACTCATTAATTAAATTTGAGGTTCTTGCTCGTATTGGTTACCCTGTGCGTAACGTATCAGAGGGAGTCATGCGTATTCTTTCAACAACTGGCCCTATGGCTATTGTTGCTGGACTAAAAGAATCTAGCCGTAAGTTAATTAGAAATAGATTCTCTGGAGCCTCTCTAGATGATATCTATCGTTGGTCTGATGATGTAAAATTGCAGACATATCGAGACGAACTAAACGCTATGCGTGACCTTGCTGATGACCCTGACTTAATCGACTCTCAACTTAAAGAGATTGATGGTATGTTAGATGGAACCATCAAGGTAGAGGATAAGTTTGGCTTAGGTTTGCGTGAGGTTGACGGCGTAACTTACGAGGATGCACTAGGTGCTACACCTGAACGTGCTGAGTTTATTAAGAATAGATTTATTGCTGAGTCTGCAAAGATTGTTGATGCGCATCTATCAAACAGTAGAAGCAGATTGAACAATGTATTTGAAACTACTGGTGATTTCGTAGTCATTAAAGGTGATGACCCTAACTGGGCTCAAGCCTATGAAAGAGTAGTAAACCGTCAGGTTAGAAACTCTAAAATCACACAGATTCTTTTGCAAAACAAGCCAAGAGAACAAGTTATTGATGAGGCTGAATACTTCTTATTGAAGACTAAAGAAGGCCGAGACATCTTAAAGACTCTTGCTATGGGTAGAGATGCCCGTTCTATTGTAGAAGCCAATATGGATAACATTGATGAGTTATTCCCAGCCTTTGCAACTGGACTAAAAGAAATTGCTAAGACACGTAAGATTACAGCAGATGATATTAAGAAAGCATTTGGCACAGATACACTAAACTACCCAGCAGTTAACGCTGCTCAGGTTGGTGCAGCCAATGGAACCCATCAAGCAATAAGATTCATGTCATCTATTAGAGATAAGTTCTATAAATCTTTTGGTGAAGTTCCAGAATCTAACCTTGTTAGACACCCTATGTTTGTTGACTTATACCGTAAGCGTATGGATGCAACAATTAAAAATGCTATTGATACATACCCTGGCGATACAATTCCACCAGAGTATATCCGTAAACTAGAGTTTAATGCACGTCAATGGGCAAGAGCAGAGATGCGTCGTTCTCTTTATGATACATCTGAGCGTGTAGATGCTGCCCATACATTACGTTATGCATTCCCATTCTTTGGTGCATTCACAGATGTTATTGAAAAGTGGAGCCGTATTGTAGTAAATGACCCATCAGTATTTGGTAAACTACAAACAGTATATAATTCTCCAGACCGAATGGGTATAACAGAAGAGCGTGATGGTAAGACATACATCAATGTTCCTGGTGAGTGGGTAAAACGTGGTTCATTTGGTCTAGTAGATAGACCATTGGCTATTCCTAAAACAAGCCTTGACCTTCTATTCCAAGGTAATGCTTGGTGGAATCCAGGCGCTGGATGGTTCGTTCAGATTGGTACATCCCAATTAATTAAGGCTATTCCTGACTGGGAAAAAACTTCACTAGTAAAAACTATATTACCATATGGTCCAACTGGCACAAGTCCAGGAGAATTTACTAAAGACTTACTTATCCAGAATCAAGCGTTGCGTAAAGCATGGGCAAGATTTGATGAGAATGACCCTACTCGTAGGAACCTAACAGTTCTTATTGCTATGGAAGAGAACCATAAGTTTGACAATGGACTTAGAGCGGACCAACCATCGGCTAAAGAGATTGATGATAAGGTTAAAAAGATTCTTGCTATGGAAGTTGCTGCTAGAGCAGTGCTACCATTTGCTACTAACCTACGCTCTCCTTATCAATTCTATATTGATGAGTTCCAAAGACTACGTGAAGAAGACCCACAGACAGCATCTGAGAAGTTCTATGATGCCTATGGTGAGGATTACTTCTTGTTCTCTACCAGCCTATCTAAGAACAATACAGGTATCGCTGCAACAGTAGAAGCAGAAAAGCGTTCTAGAGAACTATCTGATTTGATTGCTAAGAACCCTGAGTATGGATGGTTTGTAGTTGGAGATGTTAATGCTGGAGAATTTTCTCCTAGCGTTTACCAGAGCCAAAGAAATACACCAGTTGCTCCAGGAAGCACAAAGAAGTTCCGTGAATCACAGGACCCTTACGAGGCAGTTGCTGCAACTCAGGCTGAAAAGGGATGGATTACCTACAATAAAGGTATAGATATTCTTGAAGCAGAGCGTATTGCACGAGGACTAACTAGCCTAAATGTTTCTGATGCGGCTGATTTAAAAGAACGCAAAGATACATTTATCAAAGCATTAGAACAAGAGAACCCAGCCTGGGCTGAAGTTCGTGGAAAAATTGATACCAAGAAGGTAGAAAACTTTTTAAAGTTTGCAACCAATGTAGTCACTGACCCTAGAACTAAAGGCCGTGCCGATATGGCAGGTGTTGCAGATTACCTAGAGGGTAGAAAATATTTGCAATCTCTTCTTGCTGAGAGAGATAGTAAGTCCATAAATGCAGTAGCAAATGCTGACCTTAAAGAGATGTGGGATACATTTACTAGCGGATTGATAGATGAATACATTTCATTCAGCAGAGTATACTCAAGAATACTTGAAAAAGATGACCTTACAGGAGGCCTATAGTGAGTGCTTTAGATGATTTGAAGTCTGGTAGTGGAAGCACTACTAGTACTACTGGTAAAGTATACTTAGATACTCCAGGTGGAACTAAAACCATTACATTGAAAAGAAGTGGAAAAACAATAACTGCTCCTATTGAAGGTGCTGGCGCTGTTACTAAATCTGATGCAAAGAAAAGATATCTTGCAGACCCTAAGGTTCAATCAGGTTGGTTAGTTACTTTAAAGAAGTATGGGTTTGGTGACGTAAGTCCAGCAAAAGGAAAAGCACTTTATGATATGGCAATTGATGGTGCTAGCGAATTCTATTCTCAATCTAATGGAAAGCAAAAGATAACACCTGAGCAATATGTTCAATGGTATGCTAAAGACCAGGGATTAACTGGTGGTAATGAACCATCTGTATCTGTTCAGAAATATCTATTTCAACCAGAAGAGATTCAGTCTTTAATCGATGATACCCTAAGGGGTGTTTTAGGTCGTAAGGCTACACAAAGTGAAAGCAAAGAATTTTATACTGCTATTCAAAAGATGATTGACCAAGGAACTGTCACCACAACTAAGAAGGTTGGTGGTAAGACTATTACTGAAATCAAACCTGGATACAGTAAAGAAAAAGCAGAGGCTCTTATTACAGAGAGAGTCAAAACTCAATCACCTCAGGACTACCAAGAGGCTCAAAGCCTAGGTTTCGGTGACTTTCTTGGAAAGTTGAAGGGTTAACGTGGCAGATTCAGCAACAACAGCATACGGTATTACTGCCGATTTAATTAAAGCATTCCCTGAACTACAGAAGGTATTTGACTTATATGTAGCAGGAGACCTAACACAGGCTGAATTAGAGTATTATAAGACTGGATACTATAGAGGTCTTACTACTACATCTAAGACTAGGGCTGGCCAAAAGGCGTCTCAACCTGGTGTATATACACAAGGACTAGAAGCATTTAAGGTAGAACAACGTAAGCGTCTTATTAGTAAAGGTATTAATCTAGACGAAACAACCTTTAATTCAGTAATGCAAGATGCTTATGATAAAGGTCTTGATGATGCTCAAATAGATTTACAAGCATTAGGTAAGTTTAAAGGGACTATTGGTGGAGATACTCTCGGTAAGGTTCAAACCTTAGAAGAGTATGCAGATACATTTGGAATGTCTTATTCAAAGGCTACACTTGATTCATGGTCACAAGGTATATTCTCAGGAACTAATACCCTGGCAGACATTCAAGAAAAGATTCGTAGAGATTCTGCTAGCGCATACCCTATATTTGCAGATGATATTAATAAAGGAACTAGCGTAGATGCACTTGCTTCTGCATATAAATCCTCTATGGCTAACATCCTAGAGATTGATGCAGACACTATTTCATGGACTGACCCTACATTCCGTAGAGCATTACAGTATGTAGGCGCAGATGGCAAGCCTGCACTTAAACCAATATGGCAATTCGAAGCAGAGTTGCGTCAAGACCCTCGTTGGGATTTGACAGATAATGCTAGGGCTACTGCTGATTCATTATCACTTAAAGTTCTTAGAGACATGGGAGTAGCATAGTGGCAGTTCCAGATAAAAAGAAGCCCGATACCGCAGTTCGTGTAGAATCTGGTGATACTCTTAATGCTATTGCAAGAGCAAATGATTTAACACTTAAACAACTTTTAGACTTAAATCCAAAGTTTACTACTGACCCTAAGTATCAGGGTGGTAATAAGATTTTCAGTAACACACTTGTAAACATTAAACCTGCGACTACTGATAGAACATCAGTAGGTAGCATTGATTACACTGTTCCTATTGGCGGTGGATTTAATGAAGGTCCAGATGCAGCAAGAGCAGCAGCAGAAGCAGAAGCGCTGCGAAAAGCAGAAGAAGAGGCTAGATTAAAAGCAGAGGCCGAGGCTAGAGCAAAGGCTGCACAAGATGCTTTAATTAAAGCACAAGCAGATGCAGCGGCAGCGGCAGGAGCAAACAATGCAATAGCATTAGCAAATGCACAGGCAGCACTAGCAGCAGCACAAGCAACAGCAAATGCAGCAACTGCAGCAGCAGCAACCGCTGCGCAAACTGCAGCACAGAATGCGGCAGCAACAGCAGCAGCAACTGCAGCAGCCGAGGCTGAAAAAGTTGCAGCACAACGTGAATCTATTGGTAAGATTGTAGCAGATAGATTTGCTCAATATGGATTAGCATCACTTGGGACAAAGGTTCTAGAACTTGCACGTGCAGGTTACACTGAGGCTACTATTACTTTAGAGTTGCAGAATACCGATGAGTATAAAACTAGATTCGCTGCTAATGCTGATAGAATAAAGAAAGGCCTAGCCGTTCTTACTCCAGCAGAATACCTTAGCGTAGAAGATGGATACCGTCAAACACTACGTGCTTATGGATTAAAGCAATTTGACAATGATGCTTATGTGCGTCAATTCATTGCCAACGATGTGTCTCCATCAGAGTTATCTACTCGTGTAGTAACAGCAGTTCAGAGAGTTCAGAATTCTGACCCAGTAATTGCTAGAACTCTACGTGACTATTATGGCATTGGTGATGTTGATATGGTTGCTTATGTTCTTGACCCTAACAATCAACTACCTATGATTCAACGTCAAGTTGCAGCAGCAGAGATTGGTTCAGCAGCAAGACTACAAGGTCTTGAGGCTGGCGTATCAGTATCTGAACAACTTGCAGCACAAGGAATTACACAGGCTGAAGCGCAAAAAGGATATGCAACTATTGCAGATATCCTACCTACTGCAGAGAAGTTAAGTTCTATTTATGGAAATCAACTAGAAGGATACAATCAAGCAGAAGCAGAGCAGGAAGTATTTAATACTCTAGCATCTGCACAGCGTAAGCGCAGAGCACTTGTTGAAAGAGAAACTGGCACATTTAGTGGTAGGTCTGGAACAAGCAGAGCATCGCTAACATCTGGTCCAGGCGGACAAATATAGAATCCTGACATGGACCTATCGGCCCCATGCAGTGTATAAGACCGATAGCAAGAGCCAACCAATTTCCCCGAATTGAATTGAGGCTTGCGACTAACAACGAATAGAAGGGTGGATAGTTGCTATGAGCAACAACTACTGGGAAGACGAAGACGAAGACCTAGATACCGACCAAGGATTTTCTGGTGATGGTAGTGACTTAATTAAGAAACTACGTAAAGCCAAGAGAGCCGACGAGAAGCGTATTAAGGAACTCACTGAGCAACTTGAGGGTTTATCCAAAGTGCAGCGTGAGCGAACTGTCAAAGAAGTCCTAGAAAAGAAGGGCGTAAACGCTAAGGCTGCACGCTTGATTCTTAAGGACATTGAAGACGTTAACGAAGATTCAGTTTCTAACTGGCTCGATGATAACGCAGATTTGTTTGGAATACAAGTGCAGAAAGATGAACCTAAGATGGCGGAACAAGACCGTGCTGCTCTAAGACAGCAGGATGTTCTGACACAGGGCGCGTTCACCCCAGACCGAATGGAAGAAATTAATTCAAGACTAGATAATGCAGATTCTATGGATGCATTACTAGACGTTCTCCGTTCCCAACAATAATAATCATAGTTTCTAGTCACTGGAGGTGACGAATGGCATATGTATCAACAGATTCCGCTTCTTTAGGCGGAACCGCTGGTGGTGCTGGTCTAGTACAGAAGGCGTATGACCGTCTTCTAGAATTCGCTCTCCGCTCTGAACCACTAATTCGTTCAGTCGCAGATAAGCGTCCAGCACGTCAAGCAATCCCTGGCTCAACCGTTGTTCTACAACGTTATGTTGACCTTACAGCAGCAACAACTGCTCTAACAGAAACAACTGACCCAGAAGCAGTAGCAATGTCAACACCAACATCAGTAACCATTACTCTTAACGAGTACGGTAACTCAGTGTTGGTAACACGTGCATTAGAGTTATTCTCTCTTGCAGATGTTGACCCTGCAATTGCAAACATTATCGCTTACAACCTAGCAGATTCTATTGACGCCGTAGCAATGACAGCATTGCGTGGCGGAACAAACGTAATCTACGCAGGTTCAACAGCAACATCAACTGCAACTATCACAGCAGCCGCAACACTATCTTCTGCAAACATCCGTAAGGCTGTTGCTAAGTTACGTGCTAACAAGGCTAATGGTCGCAAGGGTTCACTATACTGGGCTGGATTACACCCAGAGGTATCCCACGACCTACGTGCTGAGACAGGTTCAGCAGGATGGTTGCTTCCTAACCAATACGGTTCTTCACAAGACCGCATCTGGGCAGGAGAAATCGGAACATACGAAGGTGCATACTTCGTAGAGTCTCCACGTCTTTACAACGCGACAGACGGTGCATCATCTGCACGTAACTATCGCACAATTATCGCTGGACAGCAAGCGCTTGCAGAAGCAGTTGCTGAAGAGCCACATGTAGTTATCGGACCAGTAGTTGACCGCTTGATGCGTCACCGCCCAATGGGTTGGTACGGCGTACTAGGCTTTGCTCGCTACCGCGAAGAGGCACTATACCGATGAACATATCGTAGATGCAGCAACAAAGGCAGCACTTATTGCATCAGGGCTAGGAATAACTGAGGCTAACTTTACAGCAGTATAAGGGGACACAATGAGTTATGACTGTAAAACAAGAGGACATATAAGTAAAGTAGTAGATACAGAATATAATTTAATAGATGGACAGGTTGAACAAAAGGTAGTTTTATGGGGATGCACTGCATGTCCCGAAACATCTGAAACATTGTGGCCAGGTTTTGGTGATTACACTATAGATAAGAAACCTTGTTCAGGTGATTGCGAATGTTTTGGATGTAAGATTAAAACTCTTCAATTAAATGCTGGAGATGCAAAGAGAGATATTCCAGACAAGAAATGGAACTCTGAATTGCAAGCCTACAGAGATGCAAAGTCTCAAGGAATAAAACCAGCAGGAACTAATCGTCATCAAATAGAGGCAGCACATAAAGCCTCAGAGATTTTGGGTACAGCCTATAATGCGGAGACTATGCCTAAAGCAAAAGATATAAACCAAAATACCGCAGCCGTAATGAAAGAGATAGGACAAATCTAATGCCAAAAGTAGGAAACAAGAAGTTCCCATACACCGCCAAAGGCAAGAAGGCTGCTAAGGCTTATGCTAAGGGTGAGAAGATGGAATCTAAGGCTGAGAAAAAAATGGAAATGAAAATGGGCATGAAGAAGATGGCCATGAAAAAAATGGGTAAGAAGAAGTAACATGGCTAACTACCTAGAAAATCTTATGAAAGAAGCCAAAGATTTCAAGAAGGCTATGAGTAAGACTTCAGAAAATTCTTATAAAGGTAGCACCTACCCACCAAATGATATGGCTGAAGGTGGCAAAGGACGCGAGTATTATAGAGCAAAAGCAAATGCTGCTCGTCAAGAGCAAGATGCACAATTGGGTCAAATGATTGGCGCCCTTGCACTAGGTCGTAGTTATGATAACAAGACTGGAAAGCAAATAAAAAGATAATGAAAAAAGCAGCAGCAAAGAAAAAGATTTCTAAAGTCATGAAAGAGTATAAGGCTGGAACCCTCAACATTGGTAAATCCAAGAAGATGGTAAAGTCTAAAAAGCAAGCAATTGCTATTGCTCTATCTCAGGCTGGTATGTCCAAGAAGAAAAAATAATGTCATCTGGAACATATAAAAGACATGACGGTTTTAATCCAGTTCAAATTAAGAATGGTCTAGTGGTTCGGTTAAATAAGAACGGAACCATTAGGTCAATCTTAGGAAAGTATGGGGAATATGGAAAGCAAAAAGGACTCAAGGCTCTCTAGAGCAGGAGTGTCTGGTTATAACAAACCAAAGCGTACTCCTAAGCATCCTACTAAATCACACGTAGTTGTAGCCAAAGAAGGAAGTCAAGTAAAGACAATTCGATTTGGTCAACAAGGTGTAACTGGCGACAGACAACCTACGGCAAGACAGAAATCTTTTAAAGCACGTCACAGAAAAAATATTGCTAAAGGCAAAATGTCTGCAGCATATTGGGCGGATAAAGTAAAGTGGTAGCCAAGAAGAAGACCAAGTCTAAAGTAAATGCTGCTGGTAATTATACCAAGCCTAGCATGAGAGCAGCCTTATTTAAAAAGATAAAGGCTGGTTCTAAGGGTGGAGACCCAGGAGAATGGTCTGCTCGTAAAGCGCAACTACTTGCTGTTCAATACAAGAAGGCTGGCGGAGGATATAAGTAATGGCACTAGCCAAATCTCAAAAGTCTTTAAAGGACTGGACTAAACAAAAGTGGACTACTTCTGATGGTAAGCCATCTAAAGGCAAGAAAAGATATTTACCTGAGAAGGCATGGGCAGCATTAAGCCCTGCTGAGAAAATGGCTACTAATAAAGCCAAGGCTGCAGGTAATGCTAAAGGTAAACAGTTTGTTAAGCAACCTAAATCAATAGCCAAAAAAGCAGCAAAATACAGATAGGGACAAAGGGGACTATGAGTAAAAAAGATTCTGTAGCACTAGTATGGTGTGATAATGGAATGGTAGACGGCAAGTTTATGCAAGGCGTAGCAGATGTAATGCTAAAGTCTGGCGTAAAATTTGAGTCTACATTACGAAGTCAAGGCAATCAAATTGCAAGACAACGTCAAACAGTAATTGATTACTGGTATGATAAGACTGATTATGAATGGCTACTATGGGTAGACTCAGATGTAGTAATTAGTCCAGAAAAATTTAAGTTGTTATGGGATAACAAAGATGCTGAAAAGCGTCCTATTGTTACTGGAGTATACTTTACTACAGATAATCCAGAAGAACCTTTAATGGTTCCTATGCCTACTGTATACAATTTTGTTAACGATGGTGATGGTGGAATTGCTATTAGCAGAGTTCACCCTTTGCCTGAAAATCAATTAATTAAAGTAGAAGCAGCGGGTATGGGATTTATTCTTATGCATCGTAGCATAGTTTCTAAAGTTCGTGAAGTAGCACCTGATGGTCAAATCTTTATGGAAATGGGCAGAGGAACTAAATTCATAGGTGAAGATATATTCTTCTTTGCTCTATGTGATAAGGCAGAGATTCCAGTTCATTGCCACACAGGGGCGACTGCGCCGCACATGAAACGATTCTCATTTGACGAGCATTACTATAATGCATTTTTTGGTAAGCCTAAAGAAGAACCTAAGTCAAAGTTAATTACACCCGAAAAGAAAATCATTACACCTAGATAGGAAAAGATATGGCACTTGGTAAAGCAGGTAGCAGCCTAACAGCAGAACTTAACCGTCTTGCTGGAACGACTGGATTAGATGAACAAGGTGCAGCCAATGCTTGGGCTGGAACCACTGGACTTGCAACCGTAGGTGCTCTTAATATCAAAGCACAAGCAGCACGAACAAGAGACAAGTTTAAAGACATTGATGGAATATGCAATGAACTTGCTGGAACTACAGGACTAGCAGCACCTGCTGCATTACGGAGTATAAACGCATAATGACAACTACTCTATCTAACATGATTGATGAGGTTGTAACCAACCTATCAGGTTATACCTATCAGCAAGAAAGAACTACCTACCTAAGAAGTAGCGTAACTACAACAGTATCTTCTTCTGCATCTCCTACCATCTTGTCTCTTGGTTCTACTGAGAATGTCGGTAAGGGTGTTGTAGAAATTGGTGAAGAGTTAATGTGGATTGATACATTTGACAGAGTTGGTAACACAGCGTCAGTATCTCCATATGGTAGAGGATATCTAGGAACAACAGCATCCCAACACAATGCTGACTCTAAGGTTACTATCTCTCCTATCTTCCCACGCTCTTCCATTAAGAGAGCAATCGATGATACTATCCGTGCTGCTGGCTCTATGTTATTTGCTGTAAAGAGCACATCATTTACTTACAATGCAGCAGAAACAACTTATGCTTTTAACAATTTAAACATATCAAATATCCTAAGCCTTATGTGGCAAGAGGTTGGACCATCTAAAGAGTGGCGACCAGTACGTCGTTGGTCTTGGGATTCTGCAGCCGATGTAACAGAGTTTGGCGCAGGAGCACAGACAGTAACAATAGGGGACTTCATCACACCAGGAAGAACAGTCAAAGTTATTTATGCTACTGACCCAGTAGCGTTTACAACTAATGGACAAGACTTTGCAACACAAACTGGATTACCAGAATCTTGCAAAGATGTAATAATCCTAGGTGCATCTTATCGTTTGCTAACATATCTAGACCCTGCACGTGCTGCTCAGGTATCACCACAGGCTGACGAGACTGATAGCAAGCGACCTTACGGAGCATCACAGAGTGCAACAAAACAACTCTATGCTCTGTATACGCAACGCCTACAAGAGGAAACTCAGAGGCAGCAAGCGCAATACCCAATCCGTGTCCACTACAGCCGATAGGTAAATAAATGACAGTACGTAAATATTCTTCTCGTTCCCAACAAACGACATTAGCATCAGCAATTGCATCAGGCGATTTAACCATGACTGTAATTTCTGGCTCACAATTAATGGGTGGTAAGACACCATCATCTACTGAAACATACACAGTTGTTATCGACCCAGATACAGCGCTTGAAGAAATTGTAGATGTAAGTAATTATTCCTCTGGTAACACATTAACTATTGCTCGCAATAGAGATGGCTCATCGGCTGTAGCCCACTCTGCTGGTGCTGTAGTTCGACATATGATTATTGGTCGAGACCTTCAAGAAGCCAATGACCACATTGAAGCATCTACTGGAGTTCACGGTGTATCTGGTTCTGTAGTGGGAACAACAAGTACACAGACCCTTAGCAACAAAACTATTAGTGCAGCAGATAATACACTTACAGGTGTAGCAACTTTGACTGGCACACAAACTTTAACCAATAAGACTATAACCAGTCCAACTGTTTCAGGTCTCACTCTTAGCGATGGAAGCATTGTATTTGAGGGTGTTACTGCTGATGCGTTTGAAACAACACTTACAGTAACTGACCCAACAGCAGACAGAATAGTATTTATACCAGATGCAAATACTACTTTAGTTGGCACTGATACTACTCAAACTTTAACAAATAAAACCTTGACTAGTCCAACCATTACTGGCACTGGTGCTATCGCAGGAACATTTACAGGTAACCTTACAGGTAACGTAACTGGTAACGTATCAGGTTCTGCGGGTAGTGCAACAGGTAATGCTGGAACTGCAACTGCTTTGGCTACAGCCCGCAACTTCCAACTGACAGGAGATGTGGAAGCGTCTGCCGTATCTTTCGATGGAACTGGCAACGTAAGCCTAACTACTGTTATCGGTACTGGTGCAATTGTTAACGCAGATGTTAATGCATCTGCTGGTATCGCTTATAGCAAGTTAAGTCTTGGTGGAAGTATTACATCTGCTGATTTGGTAGATGGAACAATTGTTAACTCTGATATTAATGCTAGCGCAGGTATTGCACTTAGCAAGTTAGCAACTGACCCAATAGCCCGTGCTAATCATACTGGCACTCAAGCAGCATCAACTATCTCTGACTTTGATACACAGGTAAGAACATCTCGCCTAGACCAAATGGCAGCACCTACTGCTGCTGTGTCTGTAAATAGCCAAAAGATTACTAACCTTGCTTCTCCAGTTGATAATGGAGATGCAGTATCCCTAGGCTATCTTACTGGTCAAAAAGGTGTAGCAAATGGTATTGCTGAACTTGATGGTTCAGGATTAGTTCCTACTCATCACCTTCCAGCCCTTGCTATTACTACTACACAGGTAGTTAACTCTCAGGCTAATATGCTTGCACTTACCGCACAGGTTGGTGACGTTGCAGTCCGCACAGATGTTAACAAATCATTTATTCTTACAGCAACCCCTGCTTCTACATTAGGCAACTGGCAAGAGTTATTAACTCCAACAGATGCGGTTCTTTCTGTTGATGGTAGCACTGGCGCTGTTAGCCTTTCAGGCACTTATATAAATAGAACAACAGGTCAACTACTAGGTAACCTAGATGCTAATACTCATAAGGTAACTAACCTGGGAACTCCTACAAGTAACAACGATGCTGCTACTAAGGTTTATGTAGATACCGTTGCTGGTTCTGCTACTGCTGCTGCAGCCTCTGCCGCCGCCGCTGCTACAACCTATGACAACTTTGACGACAGATATTTAGGCGCTAAGTCAACTGCCCCATCCGTAGATAATGATGGTGATGCATTAATTGAAGGTGCTATCTATTGGAACTCAGTAGCCAATGCTATGTATGCTTGGACTGGTTCTGAGTGGGGTTCTATTTCCTCAACTGCTGCAATCTATCGCTATCGCTTTAATGCTACTGGTGGAGAAACTTCAGTATCAGGAACTGATGCTAATGGTCTAACCCTGTCATACCTACCTGGTAAGGCCCAGGTATATCTAAATGGTGTCCTATTAGTACCAACAACTGATTACACAGCATCTAATGGAACAAGTATTACATCTCTTGCAGCACTTGCTTCTGGAGATATCCTTGAAGTAATTACCTTTACATCGTTTGAATTGGCCTCTGCTATTGAGGAAACAATCTTTGATGCTAAGGGAGATATTCTAGTGGGAACTGCTGCAGATACTGCAGGCAAGTTAGCACTAGGAACAAATGGATATTATTTAAAAGTAAATACATCAACTGCTACTGGACTTGAATGGGCTCAGGTAGACCTGTCAGCCTATGCAACAGTGGCAACCGAAAACGACAACACCATTATGAACATAATGGGTGCATACTAAGAAAGGTAGTAACTAATGGCTACAACTTCTAAGGTGCTCTTTCGTGGAGCAGCGGCAACATCAAGCACAACCCTATATACAACTCCTTCTGCAACTACAACAGTGGTAACTAACATTGCTGTTACTAATGGTGCAGCAACTGCAGCAACATTTACTATCTTGCTAGATGATATTGAATTGCAGAAAGACTCAACAGTCGCTGCTAATACAACAGCATACATTGACCTTAAGCAGGTCCTAGTAGCAACAGATACAATCAAAGGTTTAGCGTCTGCTACAACAGTAGACTTTCACATCAGCGGAGTGGAGATAGCGTAACTATGGGTATTTCAACATTTCCCGCTGCATCTAGCGGTGGAAGCAGTGGCACTGGAGTTTATCTTAGTGCCTCAGCAACATATGTAAACTTACCATCAACACTTGCAGCAGGTGCGTATAAATTTGTTTCAGATATTGATTCAGACGGTATATACTACTTTAAGTCTTCAGATGGATATATTTTTAGCAACACAATGCGTAATGGAATTATGCTTGCTTCTTTTCCTGTTGCTATTAGTCAAATTGCTGCCGCATCTTCTAATAACACATTTCCAATTTATGTAGAAATTTTTACTACTTCTATTACTCTTGGAGCAGCACCTACTGGTCTTAGTTTTTCTTGGACTGGTAATAATGGTAATGCTCAAGTTGGTAGTTTAACATTTACTCCTTCTTCTGGTGCAACGGATACAGTATTATATTGGTCGGATGGAACAAATACTTCTTTGTCGACAACAACCTCTCCAAAGACATCGGTTCTTCCTTATCCACTTGTAACTGCTGCTGGACAATCTCGTAATTTTATTGTTGTAAATGTTGCAGCAAATGGACTTAATACTCTTGGTGGTTCTGTAAGCACTGGAACTGCCCCTAGCCAGACCTATACTGCTACTTATACAAGTTCAACAACATGGACTGCTCCTTCTGGAGTGAACTCTATTCAAGCACTGGTAGTCGCAGGTGGTGGTGGTGGAGCAGGTGGTTACAATACTAATGGTCAGGGTGGTCCAGGATACGGTGCAGGCGGAGGCGGCGGTGGTGCTGTTTCCTATAACGCATCTATGTCAGTAACTCCTGGAACTACATATACACTTACAGTTGGTTCTGGTGGTAGCGCTGGAAATCCATCTAATCAGGCTGGCTGGGGTAGCGGTGGAGGAAATGGTGGTTCTTCATCATTTGGTTCCTTGCTCGTAGCAACAAACAGTAGTAGCAATGGCGCTAGCCAAGGTTCAGCAGGTTCCGCTGGTGGCACAGGAGCAGGTGCTGGTGGTGGCAGTGAAGCAACAGGTTCTAACGGAACAAGTAATTCTATCACTGGAACATCAGTTGTTTATGGTTCTGGTGGTGGCGGTGGTCGTGGTGGCTTTACTAACGGTGCTGGATTTGCTGGTGGTACAGGTGCAGGCGCTGGTGGTGCTGGCGGACAATACGCAAGTTATGGTGGTGCTGGTTCAACCTACGGCTCTGGCGGTGGTGGCGGTGGTGGAAACTACAGCCCAGGTGGACAAGCAGGCGGAGGTTCAGGTGCATCAGGCGCAATTATCGTGAAATGGACAGCATAAATGAGTAAAGCAAGAGACCTAGCAACACTGGCTGGTTCAGCCACAGTCCTGGCGACTGATTCAGAAGTAACTGCAGCGGTGGCTGCAGCAGATTCAACACCTACAGCACTAATGACGATGGGAGCCTAACGTGGCAACAACATATAAAGTACTAGGTCAAGTAAACCCTAGCGCAACAACAGCAACAACTCTATACACGGTAGGCGCTGGTAAGTCAGCAGTAGTATCTACCATTGCAGTATGTAATCAAGCAGCAACTGCTGCTACATATCGTATTGCTATTCGTGTAGCAGGTTCGGCTCTTTCTGCTGAGGAATATATTGCTTATGATTCTACAGTAGCAGCCAATGATTCAACAATGCTCACCATTGGAATTACCCTTGCTGCAACAGATGTGATTACTGTATACGCATCATCTGCAACTGTATCCTTTAACGCATTCGGAAGCGAGATTTCATAATGGCCGTATCTAAACTTAATCCTGCATCTAGTGCAAAAAATGAACCAGGAACTGCAACCTGGAATGAAACAGTATTTACATCATCAGGAACATTTACAGTTCCAACTGGTATTAACTCAGTAGAGGTTCTCCTTGTTGGCGGCGGAGGTGGCGGTGGAGGTGTTTACGCAGCCAATGTTAGGTCTGCAAGTGGTGGTGGAGGTGGAGGACAAGTACAATTAAAAACCCTTTCCGTTACACCTGGTTCTTCAATTACTGTAACTCTTGGTGGTGGTGGCGCAGGTGGTACGGCTACTAGCGGACAATCTCAAAGAGGAACCAATGGTTCAAGTTCAACATTTGGTGCATTGTTAACTTCCACAGGAGGCGGTGGTGGTGGGTCAGCCAATACCAACGATGATAGTTCTAGGGAAAATGGCGCTGAAGGTGCAAGTGGTGGTGGTGGTGGTTATCCTCACGGAACTTATGTTGCTGGTGGAGGCGGAGGCGGTGCTGGTGGTTATGGTGCCGATGCTATTAATTATGGTAACAATGGTACAGGTGCAGCAACTGCTTCTAGCGGTGGTAAAGGAACTTCTGGCGGTGGTGGAGGTTGCGCTGTTTATAACCCTAACTATGTACCAAAAGCAGGTAATGGTGGAATAGGTCTTTATGGTTTTGGAGGCGGAGGCGGAGGTGGCGCTGCCTATAACTATGCAGGCACAAGAAGAACTGGCTCTGGAAGTTCTGGTGGCGCAAACGGTGGAGATGGTGCGGCTGGAGGTAATGGAACCGACAATACAGGCGGTGGCGGGGGTGGTAGTTCAGTTGCTTCTGGAACTGCATCTTACTCTGGTGGCAATGGTGGTTCTGGTTATTGCCGTGTTGGATATTGGTCATAGGAGGAATAATGGCACATTTTGCAGAAGTAGATTCAACTAACAAAGTACTTCGTGTTATCGTTGCTGATACAAAACAATGGTGTGAAGATAATTTAGGTGGCACTTGGGTGCAGACATCTTACAACGCTAACTTTGGTGGCAAGTTTGCTGGCATTGGCGATGTATGGGATGGCACTAACTTTACAACACCAGTAGTAGAAGAATAAATAATTATCCTGAGCATTGATAAAAAACTGCTCAACTAATTTTCTAATTTAAAGGAGCACTGTGGCTGGTCGTGATATTACCGAAGGTCGTTCTAGTAGAGCGATTGCTGTTGATGTTGGTATTGTATCTTCATCTGCCGTATGGCAAAATACTGCAGAGGCATATGATGTAGCAATTGGTGGCTTGCCATTTTTCTTTGCTATATCAGATAGCAGACCATACCTAAGACAGACTGCACCATTCCGTAAAGACCAATTTGATAATGGGTCTGAGCCAGGTGAACAATCACTTGCTGGTTGGTGGCTTCGTTCTCAGTCATCATTTCATGGTGGCACTGGCATTAAGTTCTATGACCCATCTGCTGGGGAAACAGTTAACTTTAGATTTGCTGACAGTAAAGGCGTAGATGTTTGGACTAAAGGTCAGGTAACCTTACTTAAAGATGTTACTACTAGTCATATTACTACTGGTGATATACGCACAACTGGTCGCAGATTTCAGGAACTTCGTTCTATTCAGTGGAGCAACAGCAAGGGTGTTCTTCTTAAAGATGAATACGATGTAGATAAAATTGACATTAATGGCGTTGAAACACACTTCATTAACTATAATGCTGGAACTGACGCACCCGTACACGGAATCTGTGATGATGGTGTAAATGCTTTTTGGATTACCAATACAGCAACCAAGAAAACTGTATATAAGAAGCCACTTACTGGTGATGCTACAACTGGACCTGGCGATATTACAACTATGTTTGATGAGGTTGGCACAATCTCCAATGCGGTTATGGAGTATGTAAAAGAACGTATTGTTATGTGTGCCGACAACAAGGTATATGAGTTCTCATCATCTGCTACTGCTATGCCTACTGCTGTATATACACACCCTTCATCATCTCATATATACACAAGTATTACTGCATCAGGTCCTGCCATCTATGTTGCAGGTTACACTGGCATTCAATCTACTATTCAAAAGTTTACTTTGTCAACCGCAGGAGTAATGCCTACACTAACATCAGCCGTAGTTGCTGCTGAGTTACCAGTAGGAGAAATTGTTCATAAGATTTACTACTACCTGGGATATATGATGATAGGTACTAGCAAAGGAATCCGTGCAGCAGTTGTCTCAGACCAAGACGGCTCCATCCAATATGGTCCACTAATTGTGGAAACAACACAGCCTTGCTATGACTTTGCTGCACGAGACAAATTCGTATGGTGCGCTACTGGCGTAGACGGAGAGCCTGGAGTTATCCGTATTGACTTAGGTAATGAGATAGAAACCTTACGGTTTGCCTATGCTAACGACATCTACTATACAGGTGTATCTGGCCGTTATACTACTGCTTGTGCATTTATTAATGGAACAGACCAACTAGCCTTTACAAGTCAAGCAAACATTAAAGGTACTCAAGTAACCAATAAGGCAAAGACATCTGATATAGTAACACTTACTACACAGACAGCACATGGCTTATCTGTTGGTGATTCAATCTGGGTTCAAGGTGTAGACACTGTATCTGGTTCTGTATTTAATAGCACAAATGATGCTTTTACCGTAGCATCCGTTCCAAGCACAACAACACTTACCTATACTCTTGCTGGTGCAAACGTAGCATCTACTGTTGTATCTAGTTCATTAGCACACGTAACATCTCCTGGTGCTGTGTATATAGAGTCAGCCTCTACACTTAGGTCAACTGGCTATTTAACTACAGGTAATATTAGATACGGAACCTTAGAGCCAAAGAACTTTAAACGTCTACTTGGACGTGGAGACTTTACTTATGGTTCATTAACTCTTGAAACAGTAGATAAAAATAATACTGAATATGACCACATTACATATACATCTGTTGTGCCAGCAGTTGAGGTTACTACATCTCAACCTGAAAATGCACAAGAATATGTAGCATTTAAGTTTATATTTGGAAGAGATGCTACCGACACATCACTAGGTCCTATATTTAAAGGATATCAATCTAAGGCTACTATTGCTACACCACGCCAACAGGTTATGAGATTCCCAGTATACTGCTTTGATGTTGAGACAGATAAGTATAATGTTCAAACAGGATATGAAGGCAGAGCCTTTGCTAGAATTCAAGCATTAGAAAACATAGAAGAGGATGGTGACGTAGTCACTATGCAGGACTTCACAACAGGAGAACAGCGTCAGGTTGTCATAGAGCAGTTGGCGTTTACAAGAGCAACACCTCCAGACAGAGGCTTCTCTGGCTTTGGAGGAATTATAGACATCACTATCAGAACGGTATAATACTATGACACCTAACGACTGGGCTGCATTAGCAGTAGCCATAACTACCCTTGTTGGAACACTAGCAGTTGGAGTAAGACACTTAGTTAAACACTACTTGTCAGAACTTCGCCCTAATAGTGGCTCTAGTTTAAAGGACCAGGTCAATAGGTTAGAAGAAAAAGTAGATACTTTATACCAGATATTGATTCAAAGATAAATGGAAAACAAAGATTGCCAAGGATGTTCATGTGAGACTCATGACATCTGCTGGCCTAAACAAAATGAATTAAGGGACAAGTGGCTGCAGGATAATCCTAATGCTGACTTTAATGGGTGGTGGTCGATATGACGTTAGTAGTAGATATAGCAAAATCTCAAATAGGATACAAAGAAGGTCCTAACAACAATACAATGTATGGCAAATGGTTTGGTCTTAACAACCAACCTTGGTGTGCAATATTTGTGTCTTGGTGTTTTGACCAAGCAGGATTGGTATCCAAGGTTGCAGCACAAACCAAAAAAGGATTTGCCTCATGTGATGCAGGTCTCAAATGGTTTACCAAAAAAGGAAAGATAGTTCCTGTTGGTAAGGCTCAACCAGGAGACATAGTTTTCTTTCAGTTCGATACCGATGCACAGGCTGACCATGTTGGTATCTGCGCTGGTAATGATGGAAAGAAATACCTTACAGTCTATGAGGGTAATACCTCTAGTGGCGACAAAGGTAGTCAGTCAAATGGAGATGGAGTCTTCTTAAGGAAGAGACCATACTCCCTAGTAATGGGCGTTGCACGCCCTTAAAGGATGGATATGAAAGACTTAATCGCTAAGTTAAAGGACCCTAAGACAAAGGCTGCCTTTAAATCTTACCTACGTGCAGTATTGGCATCAGCAATTACTATGGGACTAGCCCTTGCTGCTGACTTGGCACCTGAGTATGCAATTCTAATCGGCTCTGTAGCGGCACCATTGTCTAAATGGGCAGATAAGACTGAAAAAGAATACGGTATCGGCTCTAAGTAGATACCCCTAATTGGGCTTTAAACGCCCTTTATAGACAAGAAAACCCCCCGACCTAAGGATAATACCCTAGGAAGGGGGGTCTTTCGTCGTTTCTGGACAACTTCCCCTATTGCCCAGCAACTCTATTAAGTTGTATTATATATTATATTATACTATAATAGACCCCGAAGGGGTCTTATATATAATATAT